AGCCCCTTGTCCACGACCGCTTGCGCGACCTTGGGCAGGTTGTTCTGGATGAGGGTAGATACGATACCAGCGACGATGGGTAGCATCAGTAACTAACCTCCGCAAGGGCCAACATCAGGACGGTCATTAACAAGACGATGATGCCGAAGATGTAGTTCATTTTAGGTGAAACGTAAGATTCTTGTGCCGTGGATAAGTCACCACCTTTTCCCCTTCTGGGCACTTGTACTTGATAGTCGCCAGCAGCGTAGCTTTTCCCGGCGCGGGTGTTTCTCTTAGCGTCAGGTAATAGGTAAAGGTATCAATGTCTGGGCCGGCAGGGCCGGAGAACTTAGGGTTGGACGACACCGCTTCTAAAACTACGCCCTTGCCATCTCTAATCGCCGGGACAAAAGATTCGACTGAGCAGTCATCCCGCTTTTTGATTCTGGCTACCGTTACCGAAATCGGCTCACCAATACTGGCAGGCTCAATCTGGAAGTGTTCCGGTGCCCACTCGATGATGGTTCTATCCACCCAGCCAAACTTGTCGAACAACGTATACCCGCCGCCGAGCGCAGCAATACTAGCCGCCACCGCACCAATTGCTTTATGTAAGTCAATCATTCCGGCCACCGATCCACCATGAACATGACGATGTGAAAGAGAATCAGCGCGCCTGTGGCCACTACGACGGCGATCAAACCTGCATCACTTGCGTTCTTGATGAACTTCTTGCGCCGCCTGATCTGTTCGTAAATCATCTTCTCGCGCTGCTCTTTGATGCGCCGTCGCATTTGCACAAACTCAACGTAGCCGTCGCGGCCAAGGTGCTGGAGCGGTCCGTAGTGGAACCAGTGGTACAGCGTCTTTTCCATTTCCTTGATCTTGACCTGGGCGGCGTAGGCGTCAAACGCCTCAACGGTGGCTGATTTGGAAAAGGTGAGCTTTTTGAAGAGCGGGGGCTTGGCCTGCTCGCCGTTCATCCACTCTTGCAGGTCACTGACGGCGCCGGCCCACTTGCCGAGCTGGCCAAAGACATCCTCGGCTTCTCGGCCAATCTCAACCGCTTTCTTCAGTCCGTTGAAGACGGCAGTCGCAGTCGCCAACAGACTGATTGGGTCTAGCATCTCACACCTTTAACACGAGCCCCAAGAGCAGCATGATGATCGCGCCCGCAGTGCCGATCAAGATATGCTCCAGCCGCTTGATGCGCAGGATCGTCTCTTTCCATCGTTCCGCGCACACCGCTTCATGCGTTGACAAGCGAGCCTCCACTTCGTTTGCTGATGTCATCACTCTGCTCCATAAACTGCCGCCCCTGCTGTCACTGCGGAGCCGGTAGGAATCCACGACCTGTCGTCTGACAACGCCTTTAGCACCTTGTTGCGCTGAACTGCGGGAACTTTCTCAAGCGCTTTGAGCAAGTCCTCATTGCTGCGCAACGACTTAATGATGATGTCCATTGTCTTGACGTCTGCTTTTGCACCCAAGATCGTCAAAATGCGATTGCTGGCGGTCACTGTTGGGTCAAAGAACGCCGGCAATTTAAACATGCCTTTGTTGCGCTGCAAGATGCCTTCGATTGGCTCGCGGCCTTCACCGATCGCCGTCTCAATCGCGCCGCGCCGTTCGATGCCTTCCGCCAACTTGTTAAGCGTCGGATACTTGGCGCCCATCTCTTTAACGATGTCGTAGTTGCCGACGCCGAACACCTTCTCGATCTCTTTCGGATTGTCGCCGCGCACCAAGCGCACGTACTCGTCAGGCGAACGCTTGAACAAGTCGAGCGCTTTGGCCGCCAGCTTCTGCTGGTTGACTTCTGTCATGCCAGACTCAAAAGCGTCCAGATAGCTGCGCCAACCTTTACCGCCAGCCGCCTCAATGGCGTCGTCGATGATGGGTTTGATGCGAGACAAGACGCCCGCTGCCACCTGACGGGCTGCGGGGGAGTCTGGGTCTTTAAACAAAGTCTCAATAGCACTGTTGACAGAGTTCTTGCGCAGCGCGTACAGCGCATCGGGAGAGATGATTCCGCCGGCCTTTGTCCACTTATCAATGTCGCGGATGACCTTCCCAAGCGCGGCCTCGAATTGGTCGTTGCCGGCCATCTCGTCAATCTTGCCAAGTTCTTTGACCTTGCCGATAAAGTCAGCCGGGCGCAGCGGCTTCAAGCCTTCGGCCTCTAGGCTGTCCAGTTGGTACTTGGCAAAGCGCGCCGCGTCACCAAACAGCAGCGATTCATCAGCCGATTTTGCCGCGTAATTTTCGGCATTGTCTGCCATTTGCATTAGCCGTTCGCTGCGATCTGGGCGCTGACCCATGAGAACTTGCGGCTGCGCGGCTTCTTCACCTGCGCGTGCTTTGGCGGTAGTTTTTGCGCGCTCTAGCATGCGAACATCTTCGACCTTGCCAGTAGCGGCGCCTTGGAAACGTGACACATCAGTCTCTAAACCTGGCGCGTACTTCCCTGCTAGCCCGGCGTCACTCAACGCCTGTTCGCGCATCGGCGCGGTCAAACCGCGCAGGTTTTGTTTCGTAGCCTCGCGGGTCGCACGGGCTTCGGTTTGTGTGATGCCGCCCGCAAGACGCGCAAGCTCATTAAGTTGGTCTTCGCCTTGCAAACGCCGTAACGCGTTGACGGTGTTGTCCAAGTCTTTCTTTGCTGCAAGGTCTACAAGCGAAATAAACGCAGGGCGCGACACGCCAACAAGCGCCTCGTCAGGAATTCCAGTGCCGGCTGCGCGGAGCGCTGCTATAGCGTTTGGCATGTTCTGCTCGCCAATCGCCTCCCGCAACACATTAACCGCGCGGCGTTGGGGCAGCCCCATGCTAAGTACGTCCATTGCGGCGCCGGTGCCTTTCGCGCCTGCCTTAACAAGACCGCTTAATGCAGGCCCAGCAACCGCACCAATGCCAGCCCCTGTTTCGATGTCTTCGCCAGTCATAGCCGCAGCACCGCCACCTACGGCAGCGCCTGCGCCCATGCGCGCGGGAAGAGACGGGCCAACAAAGCCGCCAGTCTCAAGCGCTCTTGCCAAGCCTGGCAAACCAGCCCGAGCGGCGCCTACCCCCAGCGCGGGACCAAGGCCCGCAGTGCCTGCGATTTGAGTGCCTACGCGGCCTACTGTGCGCCCTGTGGCGTCTGGCTCAGCGCCTAGCACTTCGGTAGAAAACTGTTGGATCAGCGCGCGCCTACGCGCGTTCTCAGCAGCGCTCTCAAACGGTCGTATGACCGTAGAACCAATGCTGCCCAGCCCTTCTACAATACCGCCGCGTATGTTGCGTTCGGCCTGCGCAATTGACGCGCGCGCTTCGGGCGAAATGAAAGGAATTGCTTCAGCGGTGGACAGACGCGCGGCAGACGGCGCGGGCTCATCTAAGAAACGAATTTTGCTTGACTGCGGCTGTTCATCGAGGAATCTGATGCCCATGATTAGTTCACCTCTGCTGGCCTACCGCCGACAGTAATCCGTGTGCCTCTGGGCAGATTTGCCGCTTCAGCTTCGTGCACAGTGCGAAACGCGGGAACTTCCGACGGCGCTGTGCCGCGCGTCGTGCTACTGCTGCTGCGGCGGTCTGTGACGCCGGGCCGACCACCGGGCGATGGTGTCGGCGCAGGCTCTTGCGCGTAGAACTGTTTTAGATTCTCAAGAATCTTCGTCGCGGCTTCATAGCTTTGCGACGGGTCGGATATTGCGTCCAAGTTTAGTCGCAGTTCTACATTCGAGTTGAGTTCTGACGCTGACTTTCCGGTCAACTTCTTAAGCGCGGACATCAACGCCATGCGCGATGATTTAATCTCATCGCGCAAAGATTGCGCTCTAGCGCCTACTGCGCGGCCAGCAACTTGACCAGGACCGCTAGCTTCAATAGACGACAGGACGTTACTAACCGCACCGCGCTGTTCGCTTGGGATAGCGCGCTGTCGGTTTAGCTCATCAAAATTTGTTTGCAAGGTATCAAGAATGTCAAGGAATTGACCGCGCGCTGTAGCTTGCTCTGTTGCGCGTTTACCCGCCGACGGCTCTTTGCCGGCAATACCTACAACGCCTGGTGCAGTAAAGCCACCGCCGGTATAGACGCGCGCATCAACCTTCAACATGCGCGTAGAATCGTCGGGGTCAACAACGTCCGTAAGCGTAGGCGCGGCTGAACGACCTAGCGCGTCGATGCGGTTTTCAACTTCAGCGCGCTGCATGCTGTTGGGCGGCAAAGTGTCGCGCAGTTCTTGCAGGCGTTGCAACTCGGGTTTTCTTTCAGTTGTTTGTCTGTCCGCTGCCGCGCGCGCAGAAATCATTGCCGCTTCAGCGCGCTGCCGCTCGAAAGGCAACTTAGCTGCTGCGGTCGCAGCTTGCGACGTAGCTGCTCGCGCGCGCGCTTGCCCCGCCTCAGCAGTCATTTGCGCATTTGCCAAGCTGCCTCGCTGATATGCCGTCATCGATGCATTCGCAAGTCGTTTGATCGTTGACCCATCGCCATAGGTCTGAAGCATGCGAAGATCGTCTTCAGTCACGCCGGGGATGCGAGCGATCTGCGGACGTACGGCGTCAAGAGTTGACTGATCACTGACGCTTGACAGAAGCTGACCCATCAGACCTATGCGGTCTGTTTGCGCCTTGATTCGAGCTGCTTCAGCTTCTCGATTTGCTTTATCTAACTTAAGCTGCGTCTCGGCGTACTGCGCGCCCTTGGCTCCAAGCCCGCGCTGTTGCAATGCTGCGACGCGCTCTTCTAAGCTCATGCCGGGTTTAAAACCAGAAAGCACCGTTTCGTAGTCTTGTTCACGGCGCTGCTCGCGCATGGCGTTCTGGATCTTCATCTCGCCCATACGCTGTTCTTGGAGGGCGTTCTGGATCTGCGCTACGCGACCTGATTGGGCTAGCGGATCGGGCAGTTGCAGCCCTTGCACTTGCAAAGCGATGTTTGGTTGAAGCGGCATAGCTATTCCTTACGGGAGGTACGACGACCGACGCAAAGCGTTTGCCAAGTCTTGATTAGCTGAATAGTTTAGGTACTGACCTAACGCCCCTGTCAAGGCATTTGTCATGCCCACTTGACCAGCCGCTTGCGCCGCTCCGATGCTAGTTGTCAGGTTGCCTGCGGTCTGCCCAAATGCCCCCGCAGCAGCTCCTTGATTAGCTGCCGCAGCTTGACCCAGCGTCGTCAGGCCAGACAACGGTTGCAGGCGGTTGGCGCGCTCGGTTTGGAACCGATTGAATGCGCTGCCGTACTCTTGCGAGCCCATCTCTTGACCGTAGCGCTGCAACGCCTTGCCGGTAGCGCCGGACAGCAGACCGCCCTTCGCGGCGCGGCTAGCCTCCAGCGCCTTCATGCCTTCGCTCAACCGGAACGCATAGCCTGGGTCTTGTTGGAAGTCTGACATGCCAAACGGACGCGCGAACTTGCCGTATTCAGCCGCTGCTGTGTTGCCCGACAGCCCGAGCAGGTTGAGGAGCTGGTTCTGCGCCGTGATGCCGGCTGCGCGGTAGGGCTCTTGCAGCGCCTTCTGCTCGTTGAAGATGTCACGGGCAAGCTGACGCGCCTCACGGGCAGACTCTGCTTGGATGTTTGCAGCGTCCGTGGCCGCGCGGGAGCCCATAAAGGCGCTGGCCAGCAAAGACAACGGAACACCGTAATCTTTGGCAAGTTTGGCAAAATCACTGAGATTAAACCCAGCGTTTGTAATTGCTGCTGCGTCAGCAGCGCTAATAACAGAGCCAGTTACGGGGTCTAGCACATCGCCAGCGCCGCCGTAGCCTGAAATAGTTCCTGCGCCTGGATTCCCTGCCGCTGGCGGCCCCATAAAACCGCCAGCACCTGCACCAGCACCAGCACCAGCACCAGCGCCGGTTCCGGCAGTTAAACCTACAGAGGCGTCATACGCAGCTAACGCCTCAGGACTGAGCGTCGCCGGCACGCCGCCAGCAGTCAAGCCCACGGACGCATCGTAAGCCGCTAACGCCTCGGGGCTAAGCGCGTTAGCCACACCTACACTTGTTGCAGCAGCCCCAGGAGCAAGCGCGTTAGACGACCCAAGCAATCCTGCGCTGGCGTCCGCAGCAGCAAGCTCTGCCGCAGTCAACGGCGTCGCTGCGCCCATCGTTGCCAGCGGCGAGGTGGCGACCGGGAACGCGGTGGCGGTTTCAGCCGCAGTTTTTGCCAAGCCAATGTTTTGGTTTACAAACCCAAGTTCCATTGGGTTAGTAGCCATCGTCAATTGCACCGCAGCGTCGTACTGACCGCTTGCGATCAAAGAGTCAACAATCGGCGCGGTAGAAACGCCTGCGGTAGACGCAATATGCGCCGCAGATGCTATGTTACCTTCAGCGGCCAACTGCGACGCAAGCATCGCTGGGTCTATGCCAGAGGGCAGCGCGGCGCCTGTGGCAGCAGCAAGCTCGGCGGCTGCGGAAGCGTCCCCCATAACCGCAAGCGCCTCTGCACCGTGAGCCGCAACCAAGTCAGCGGCTGCCGCCTCGGACACCGCTTCCCCTGCCGCAGTAGCAAAACCTCCCGCTTGGTAATACATCCCCAGCGCGGCGGCAGCAACTTTAACTACGTCCGGATGAACACCAAGCGGTCGCGCAATTGCTGACGCTACGTCGTCAACTATCCCGCCAACAGTCGTAACAAAGCCTTTGGCAAAATCTTCTAAATCTTTAAAAAAGCTCATTACGATATCTCCCTGCCGCTAACTCGTAAGCTCATAGACGCTGCAAGACTGCCAAGCGTTGAGATGGAATCACCCAAGGTCAGGATGTGCCCTGCAATCTCAGGAAATGTGTACGCTTCGCCAGGCTGTAGCGATTTGTTCTGCACGACCAGATTGCTGCTCGCCGCAGTCTGCCCCGCCGGTACGATGTTGACGCTGATCGTTCGGACCGCAGCGCTGTAGTTGATCGCGGTCATCTTGTCAATGATCGTAGCGGTGGTGGGCGCAGTGTACTGGGTTGTCTGCACCTGCTCAACTGCTTTGGATTCAACCAACGTCCTAGCGGTGATGGGCATGTCAGTCCTCGGCAGGCAACGGCTGATTGCCTTCGGCTACCCACGCCAGATACTCTTGGTAATCACGGTTGGCGGGGTCCATCGGAATCCAAGCGCCGTCACTGATACGGCGAACGGCTTGCTGTGTCAGTTGGTACATAGTCAAAGCTCCGCATCAGCCTGCCAGTGGATCGAGTAAAATTGACCTGCCGTGACTGCGGTAGAGCCGGTAACCGCAAACGCGCTGTCGCCAATATTTGCAGTGGCTGCGGTCGGCGTAACGCCGGCAACAGTTGTCCAGTTTGCAGATGCTGCGTCGGGCGCGTAAGTAGTAATCGTCGGCGCCGATCGTTTAGAAGCAGCAAACGTCACCGCAGTGGAAAACGCTTGGTTAAGCACTTGGCCGGTAGCGTATGCAGCACCAAGGGCTGACCCTACGTTTTGCGCTGGTGCGGTTGCGTACGGAAACGATTTCTCATAGTACCGCTGGCACATGCTTAGTTCTACGCCAAACGGGCGGTGCTCAAACGGCGTAGGTGTGTTGCCAACTTCCAGTTGCACGCCTGTAATTGCAAAGATGTTGCCGATGGTGTCCAGCACGTTGACTTGCGAAGAGGTAGCTAACGCCCAGCCAGACTGCCAACTGCCCGCTACGCCTTGCCGGGTCGTGCCGCAATAGAGCGTCCAGCCTACAGTCAATCCACTACCGTTGGTCCAGTCCCAAGTCCCGGCGGTAATCAAACCGCCTATGATTGTGATCTCTTTATACTCCCACGTGTTTGCAACAGAGATGTTGTATTCCGCCACGTAGTAACGGTCAGCACTGGGGTAGTCGTTGTTATAAAACGCCACGCAATGCGTGCCAACTTTAGCCGACCGAGCCCAAAACGAAAGCGTGAAAGTTTTGCCGATAAGATCGCGCGCAGAATAGCCTTCAATTTTTTGAAGCAACGTCCAAAGTTCTGACGCGGTGACAGTGGGGTCAGCGGTAGCCACAGTACAACGGAGGCTGTACGGAAGCGTCGGCTCGCTGGCCGGGCCATCGGAAGATTGCGTAACGGTCACAACCGCTGAAGTCACCGCAATACGCGAATATCGGTCAAGCGTGTAATTAGCGCCGAACCCGGTGTTAACCGTAAACGAAGTGCCGCGTTGCGCTACTTCCATCGCACCGTTGATGATCTTGTTGCGCAGGCCCGCGAGCTGACCGCCGTTGTACGACTCGCCGACGATGGCGCCGCCCGTCACATCGCCGGTCAGGTTGCCGGTGACGTTGCCCGTCAGGTTGCCGGTAACGTCGCCGGTGATCGGACCGGTGATGGTGACGCCGCTGATTGTGCCGCCCGTGATGGTGACAGCGCTGGCGTTCTGCGTCGACATCGTACCTGGCGCGGTGATGTTGTCGACGGTGTACTGCGTGACGTTGCCTGCGTTAGCAAGTACAAACTTATACGCCGAACCAGCCGTCAAGAAGATGTCAGCGCGGCCTGCGGAGTCAAGAATGATTGGGTTAGTGTTGGGCGTTGAGCCCGCCGCCGTCGTGTAGGTTGTCAGCGGCGTGGTGGTCCCGGCGATGTAGGTGTACAGCTTGCCAGCCGTCAACGGATTGCCGTTGCCATCCAAAAATTGAAACTTGAATACTGGTGCAATGGTAGCCATACAAGCCTCAAAGATTGTTTGTCACGGTCAAGATGACCGAGGGGATGCCCGGAACCGGCGCCGAAGCTGCCGCAGCAAGTATTTGACAGCTTGTATTGTCGGTGGACCACATTATTTCAAAGTAGTCGCCAGCGTTAAATTCGTGAAGGTAATTCCACGCAGCCACAATTTCAGCGTTGTTACCTTGGATGCGGACTTGGGATGCCGAGTCGGGCACATTTACGCCGTTAACACGCAGCCAGATAAAAATAAACGCGGTGCCACCAGAGATTTTATCGAGCTGCGCTGAAAACTCAATGTTGAAGATGCCTGGCCGATCAACATAGATGCGCGACGTCGGCGTGCCAATGGTCACACCTCGACTAAAGCCAACCGAGTTGAACGTCATGCCGTACGCGGTGTTGATCGATGCGGCGGTTTGCGTAGTGGTGTCGTAGAAATAGCCGTACCGCGTCGTTACAAGTTGAGGTGTCTGTGCCGCCGGGTCAACCTGCAAGTCTTCCAGCGTGAATTGATTCTGCCCCAGCCCCAAGAGCGTGAACGAGTTGTTGAAAAAGCGGTACCACTCGCGCTGCATAGTGTTGTCCGGCCCTTCGATAACCGGCACACGTTGCGCGGGGATGCGCGTGATATTAGGCATTGGTGCCGCTCGCCAGCAATTCGGCGCCCATAATGGCGACGTTACCAAAGCCAGATCCGCTGACCTCATAAACGCGATCGCGCAGCTTGGTGGTCATGCCCAGCCGACGCCAAATAACGCGCTGGCCGGTCTGGCCTTCATAGCCCATCGACACGGTGTGGAGGTTAGACCACGTATGCCCGCCGTCGTCTGACCAGCGCAGACTGGCAAGCATTTCTGATGAAGCGCCAGTGGTGCTAACCACGGCCACCGAAGACGTGCCCGCTTCGCAATCAAGTTGCAAGGTGTGCTGGGCTGTGCGCTTTAGCGTGTTCTCGCCCGACGGCAGCGCCCGCCACGACCGCAGCCACACCTGACGGCGTGCGTTGGTGAACTCATTGTTGAAGTACGAGAAATCGTAGTAGCCAATCTCAGGCTCAGTGTCATGCCCTACGTATACGCGCGTACCAAGCGCCGCTATGCAAGTTGGCGTGTGACGGTTTAGCTCGCCGGTAGTGCTAGAAATGTAGCCGCGCTGGTGCCACATGTTAGTGGCCGCATCGTAGACCCACGTGACGTTGGCAGTGGGGAACGTCAGCACGTAAAACATGTGCCCGTCTTGCTGGTAAGTGTAAGCGATAGCGTCCGAGATCGTCGAGTACGTCTGGATAGCGTACTCGATGGCGTGCGTCGAGATGCGTTGCGGCTGGTAGCCACGGGCGCGGTAGACCATACCAAAGCCACGCGCGTCAGCCGACAGCCAGAAGACGCTGTTGTCCATCTTGGCGACCGAGTACGGCGCAGCGCAGCCTGTCTCAAGAAACGCGCCTTGGATGGGGGCAAGCGGGTAGTCTGGCTGGCCAGCGTCGTACCAGACCTCGGTCGAGTTGTTGCCGAAGATCCAGATTTCTTTGTGATCGACGATCAGTGACACCACGTTGTCTGGCGAGGCTTCAGCGCTTGCAAACGACAGCGGGTCGACGCTGGTACCATCAAACAGTTCCGTTACCCACACGCGCTGGCTGTTTGGCTCATTGAACACAAAATAGCCGTTGATGTAGCCTACGGTGACAGCGCCTGGAAAGTCGGGGTCGCCGATCTTTGCAAACGCCGTCGTGTTGATGTTGTAGATGTAGCCGTCTGGGTTGGTGGCGATGAAGATCTGTATGCCGTTGTCCACCATGCTGACAGGCCCGGTGCCAGAGATGCTGGAGCTGATAGTAGTGGGCGTGACGATACTTGTGCCAATGCCTGTTAGCGATATGAACCGCGTGCCGACAACCGCGTACAGCACGCCCTTCACAACCCACATGCCGCGAACGCTGCCGGTGCCGCCTAACGGAAAAATGCCTGAGATTCCCGGCACCCGCTGAAAGTACGCCGCCGTCTTGCCGCCATCCGGAGTCGACTCCGGGTACATGTTGACGAGCCGGTTGTCCGCAGCGTTGATGCTGCGGGCAACATAAGCGGCGCCGAGGATGGGCGATTTCATTAGAAATTGCCGGCGTAGATGTTGTAGCGCTGACGATTCCCAACGATGCTGTACGGGATTGACATCAGATCGTCAGGATTGTTGATGCGCTTCAGGTTGCGCTTGGACGTCATCGCAATCCGCTGCACTTGCCGCGACGGCTCGACGCCGTACTCGGGCGCAATCTCGCACGCCAGGTTGTAGCGAAAGCAGCGGAAGTAGCCTGGCGGAAACAGAATCGGGGTGCTGAGCGCGGCAGGTTGCGTCAGCTCTTGCACTGACACAATGTGAAACTCCAGCACCCGCGTGGGCACTGGGTAGATGTACATATCGACGTTGGGAAACGTCATGTTGGTCCACATGACCTGCGGATAGGTGCTGCTCACCGTCTTCAACGCAATCCCGTTGTACTGCTGCTGGTTAATGAGTTTCAAGCCGTACGAGACGCCGGTGGTCGGGTCTTTGAAGTAGGTCGAGTCGTCAATCATAATTGGGCGGTTGCCCACAAAGTCGCCTGTTGGCCCGAGCGTGCGGCTGATCGCCGTGGCGGGCCAGCTAAAGACCTGATCCTGCGTCGAGAACACCGCGAGCCGTTCGGTGTTCCATGACTCGATCATCTCGTTCATGGCAATCAGCGCGTCTTCTGACATGGCTGCCGAAGGTGTTTCGGCCTCCGCCAGCACGCCCAGCAGCCGCAACGCACCGTTGATCAAGTCGCCTGCTGTAGCCTCGTTACCGCTAAGCGTGAGTACAGTCATGTTAGTACGTTACCTCAGTGGTTTCTAGTTTGCACACCCACCGAATAGTGGTTCCAGCTTGGCCCGTTACGGTAACTGCAAGGCCGCCATTCGTTGTGTCGGCAGTCAATGCAATATCCCAAGTTGACGCGCCCGCGTCACCTTGCTGCGAAGCAACAAGCGACCCGACTACTGTAGTTGATGCAGCGTTAGCGCCTCGCTTGATCGTTGCGGACATGATCCAAGACTTTGTGTCGCCAGCGCCGGTGACGTTTGCAATTGCATATCCAAAAACATAGTACGCACTATTGTTTGGCAGGATGAGCTGGTTGGTCGTGCTTGCGGCGGATGTATTGCTGCGGATAACAGTTGGCGTTGCGTCAGTTGTCTCGGCACCAAGCACCAGCAAACCGGCTTGCGAAAGACCGCCTGGAACCGGCAGAATAGGGCCGTTACAGGCTGGAAAGGCATGGTAGCCAATTACGCCTCGGGTTGACCCGTAAGCGCCGCCTGAAACCGTTGAAAACGCGCTGTTTGCAATATGCTCTCGGCCGCCCCCAATTGCAGAATAGTCGCCGCTGGCCACATTTAACCGACCGCCCGCAACAACGCTGGAAAGGTTGTTTGCTTGGTTATCTATGCCGCCGCCAACAAACGAACTGTTGCCTGTGGCAAAGTTTCCTTGCCCACCTGCAACAACACTGTATGAAGCGGAAGCCTTGTTGTCATACCCGCCAGCAAGAAAGGAGTAGTCGCCGCTTGCAACATTTGCAGCGTTGAGCCTAAACCTAACTAAGTCAACCGCGTACGTCCCGCGCTTGTTGCCGCCAGCGGTTGTGCCGGTCGGCACTTGCGCAAGCAGCGCACCATTGCCTTTAGGCACCAGCGCCAAGTCTGAGTTTGCAGTTGGCGCTACAGGCGCCATCGACACTACGTTGACCGTAGCGTTGGGCGATGAGGACGACAACGCAAACGTGACGTAAGGGCTGACCGACGGCGCAGGGGGCGTTGGGTCGTTCAGCGTGGCGACCAGCGTGCGGGTGTCGTAGTTGTCTGCCGTGATGACAACGCTGTACACACCGTTGGCCGCAAAGAACAGAAACTTGCCGTCAGCGCCCGTGACAATCGGATTGGCCTGCGGGCTAAGAAGGTCTTGGTTAACGATGTAAGGCGTGCCGTTGCTTGCCAGAACCGTCGTTGAGAGCAGAGCCTGATCGCCATACAGCGTAGCAAGCGTGCCGTCGTAGTTGTAGACGAATACCTGCGCACCCGCAATCGGGCGGTTGCCGGAATCCGTTACGACGTCATAGTAACTCTGCATCCTTGGCCTCCCGGCGACGACGCGGGCGCAGTTCGTTCACTGGCTCGGGCTGTGACTCACCGGGAGTATAGCGCGACCAGCCGTTTTGTTCATCATACTCCGCTTCCAGGTCAGAGATGGCAACCTTCTCGCCGTGGCGCGGGTGACGCAGATAGATGATGGGCATAAAAGTCGGGGGCCGAAGCCCCCGCCAGGTTAGTTGCCGGCCATCACAACCCAATTCGTGCCGTCTTCGCAAACCAAGATCGCCCATGCACCAGCAGTTGCCGCCAGAATGGCGGTAGCAGCCGTATTAGACGTACGCGGTTTGACGTTCGACGACGCCGAGATCAGGGTGTAAGTGCCCGACAGATTTTTGACAAACAGAACACGGCCAATCTGATCAGTGCCTGACGGCAGCGTCACAGTAACATTTGCCGCAGAGCCGTTGGCAATGACAAAGTTTTCAGTTTCACCTAACGTGAAGCTAGCAGTCTTAGTCACAGGCGCGTTCAGATCCAGTTGCGTGCCGCTCAGTTTGCCGGTCACCGCCACGCTTGCGCCGGTAATGGCTCCGGTCACCGCCACGCTTTCAAACTCGGGGTCGCTGTACGCGACACCGACAGCCTTGGTATTAGGCATGATCGATCCTTTCAAAAATGCGCGGCCCGAAGGCCGCGCGATGCGTCAGGCCACGCCAACAGGTTTGTTGTTCGCTGCCATGTGCTTGCTTCTTTACGCGATCTTGTAGACCGTGTACGCACCCTCGGCCGTTTTGAGGAACCGGAACGCGGCGCTGGAGGTAATCGCCACCGCCACAAACGCATTCCCGCCGTCGGTCAGACCCGTTGCCGTTGCAAGCGTGACAGTACCGGACGACGTTCCGGTGTTCACGATGAACAGATCAAACGTGCTGCCGATCGTTGCATTCGGCAGCGCCGCGTCGATCAGCGCAGCGGTCGGCAGCGTGTAGGTCGCAGCCGAGGTTGAGGGGTTCGCTACCAGCATACCGCCCAAGATCTGAGCAGCAGACAGGGTTGCGGTCGCAGTAGCGGTTTGCGGCGCGTCCGCATAACCCATCGTGGTTTCAGCGCGGTTTCCCGCGCCAAGCTGATAACCACCAGCACCATTAGGAAGAGCCATGATTGTATCCTTTCAAATTAAATAGAAACGAGGCTAGTAGATCCCTACTAGCCTCGTATTAGACGTTAGCCCCAGAGGCGTACGCCCATTTGCGGACGGATGACCGAGAAGCCGTAGAGCACGTCAATACGGCAGGGCAGACGGTCATTGTTGATGTCGTATTGACGAACAATACGCATCGAGATGCCGTTATGCACCTGGCGCGAGGCCATGTCTACGCCTTGCGGCATCAGCAGGTCAGCGGTCGCAAACGTGATCGCATCTTTGTGATAGACCAGGTTTTGCGGGTACTGAGTGCTGGCGCTACCCAAGAAGGTCACCACAGCGCTGGCTTGCGGGAACGCATCGATCGTCGCAAGCGCATGGCCGGAGGTGTACATCGCGGGGCTGACGCTGACGGTGTACGCGCCGCCGGTGGCGGTTGCGTCCGCAGTGGCCACGAACTGTTGCAGGCTGCCGGTCGACTCACGAGTCTGCGGGTTGACCGCAAAGACGTTGGCAACGGTGAACACGTCACCTTGCTTGATCGTCTGCGTGCCAGTGCCCGTGATCAGGATCGTGGTTGAGCCTTGAGCCGTCACAGCGCTGGTCACCGTGTGCGAACCCGTGCGGGTGCCGGTGGTGTGCTGCTTGATTGACTGCGACATGCTGACTTCTTCAAAGCCCAGCACACCCTCGCCCATCAGGCCATTCTTGAACTGACGGCTGATGGTGTTGGTGGGGTTGAACAGACCCTTCATGCCTTCGACGAGGCCAGCGTTTGCAGCCGGGTTGACGGTGGCATAGCGGGGAGCCATGACCGCAGCGGCTTCGTTCAGCTTCTGTTGGCCTTGCAGCAGCACCAAGCTGGTTCCGGGCGTGGTGCCTGGGGTGCCAACCGACTGGTAGATGCTCTTGAAGCTGTTGGCAACGTCAGCGTCGATGCTAGAGGCAAGCTGACTAATACGAGGCTTCAGCACACGCTCTGCGAAGTCATCGAGCTGCATGGTCAGCTCAGCGGTCGTGAAGTTCACGCCGATGTGCTTTTGGCTCGAAACAGTCAGAGTGGTGAACTGCTCGTTGTCGTCTTGAACTTGCAGCGCAGCACCATCGGTCACCAGTGCGCGGTCCGGCAGACGGATACGAAGCGTGGAGCCGATTTTTGCGCCTTGGACAGCAAAGCTGTCATCGTACTGACGGTTGACCGTCCGGGTGATCACCAGGTTGTTCTCAAGGATTTCGAGAGCCTTCCGGGTGATCATGTCAATCGTAAGGATTGAGTTAGCCATGATCTATAAAACTCCTAATTTGAATTAACGTCCGTGTTTCGCTTCCCACGCCTTGACCTGTCGTTGCCGCTCGGCTGCGATCCAGTCGCTCGTGCTCATTGCTTTGATTGAGCGCGGGTCGGTGGTGTCGTAAGCCGGTGCGCCAGAGGCGCGTGCTGCAACAGGCTGAATAGGTGCCGGAGCGCTGGATGGTTTTTTGGTGGGTGGACTGGCGGCCACTTTGGCCTCAATCTTCCCGATCTCTTTGGCCTGCAAGAACGGCGATAGACGCGAGATACGATCAGCTTCTTTTGGATTGGACCCGAGAAAATATGCTATGTCGGGGCCGATCTCTGACGCCTGAATTGTTTGAGCCATCACGGTCGAGATTTTCAGGCTTGGGTTGTAGGCGACTTGCTCGAAGTCGTCATACTTATCCCGTGCCTGCTCTTCCTTCTCGTGGTATGACTCAACCACTGCTGCTTGCTGACGCTCCAGTTCCCGTTGCTGGAGAAGCTGCTCGGCTTTCTGCGTGGCCAGTGCTTCGGCGTACGCTTCGACCGACTCAAACTTATCCTGCGATACAGGTTCTGCGGGCGCTGCTGGCGCCTTCGGACGCTCACGTTCCCAAGACCTACGCTCTCTTGCGAGACGCTTGCCAATCATCGAGTCCACTTCTTCTTGAGTGAACGTCTTGATTGTAGTTTGTTGCTCTTCCGCCGATACTGCTACAGGTTCAGGCGCGGGCGTCGCTACCTGTTCCGGCGCGGTTGGTTCCGCTACTACTTCAGTGTTTTCCATGATTACTCTGGCGAGTGCCTGGTGGACCGCACCAGTACGGTTATTTATACAGTAGTTTCAGGAGGTGTCAAGTTACTTTGTTGCTGAACCTGCTCACGCAGCTTTTGCCACAGCGCAACCGACATCTCCAACGGCAGTTTGCCTAGCCCCATCGCAATGATGTTGGCTTCCTCTACCGTAATCTTGATGGTGAACTCTTGCATCATGCCGCCCAGGGTAGCGCCGGAGCCACAATCGGAGGATTCTTCTGGTTTTCGATCTGCTGTGCCACCGCCGCTTCAGTGGCGTCCTTGTCAACCCCATTCGCCCAGATCCAGCCGAGCACTTGCTCTTGGGTCAGGCTGGCGTAAGGGGTGAAGGACTCAGGATCAGGCGAGGGCAGCGAGCAGGTCGCATAGACGCTCGCTGAGTAGCCATCCACCGTGTCCGAGCATTGCCAGTGGGCCACGATGCAAACGTCAGACAGATCGCCTTCGGATACTTTGCAATCAAGCTGGGAGATGTTCCAGTTCATTATTTGGCCTCCAGAGCGGCGATCTTGGCTTCAAGCGTTTCAATACGGGCCATTGCTTCTTGCAGGGCTTTGATGGCTGCGAAGGTCAGGTCTTTGTTGTAGATTGTCTTGAGCGGCACACCATCTTCCGGCGTTTCACCAAAACCATCAGTGTCTACAAACTCAGGCGCAACAGCCTCAACCTGCTGGGCGATGACACCGATATTCAGATCATCGTGCGTCTGGTCTTTGTATTTGTAAGTGACAACCTCAAGACCAGCAATCTTGTTCCAGTACGATCCAAGCGGGTTAATGTCGGTCTTAGTGCGGATGTCAGACAGGTCTACGTTGTTAGATTGGTAGTTGGCAAGACCGCCGTCCGAGCGGATTGTGGCTCGTTCAGCTGCGTTACCGATACAAGTCATAAAATAGTTTGCTGTGTTATTTGGGTCGCCAACCAACCTGTTATAAACACCATATTGATTGCCGGTTGTGGCAGTATTACTAACTAAGGCAAGCGTTGCCGCTGCTGTATCTGTGTTGCGTTGTATAGTGCTTCCACTTCCACTAGTAACCCCCACCAAAAACTCCCCACCGCTGGTGATACGGGCTGCATCCGCTGGTGCTGTACCCGCCACTTGGAAAGCGTCCGTGCTGCCAGCAGTTCCTGCGCCCTTTACTCGGAATGTGCCGTCGGCGGAAATGCGAAGTTTTTCTGTGTTGTTTCCGGTAAGAAACTTTAAATACCCCTCATTTGGCGCTGTAGTCGCTTGTGCGCTAATAATGCTACTGACAACTGTATCAGCAGGGCTAGAGTCATCCCCAGAAAAGAACTGAATAGTGCCGTGGGGTTCGTCTACCAAAATAGTGTTTGATTGATTAGAAAGCCTTAATATAGCGCCAGTAGCAGAAACAGTGGTAGAAATATCTAACTGTGCACCCGGCAAACTCGTCCCAATACCCAGACCTGTGTTGGTCAGGCGCATTTGTTCAGAAGCGCCAAGAGTAAACGACAGAGGTGTAGCGGAAGAAACTTGAAGATCGGTCAGGTTGTTTGCAATGCGAACATTAAAGTCGGCGTTTGTAGCGTTTGTTACAGAGAGGCCCAGCTGCAAAGAAGCATTTGAAGGAATGGTGTTTGTCAGCGAGTTTCCTGAATACGTCAGCGCAGACCCAGTAGTCAGGACTTTAGAGGCGTTGAGGTAGGGAACACCGTTAGCGGTGCCTGCCGATAGCGTAAGTGCCGCCGAGAACGCAATATCCCTCGGCACAACGTAGGTGTCGCCCGTCTGTGCGGCTTGGATCTGGGGGATTGCTGTATTGAGAAGAAGAACCTCGTATGCGGGGGGCATGGCTAAGCTCCTAAATCGGGTTGTACTCTGTGCCATTGCTGGTCAGCACAGTTTCGACGACATAGTAAGCTGTGCCATTGCTTGCCAGCACAACTTCATCTACTACATACGCCGTGCCATCACTGGTCAGCACCGTCCACGGCGGCCCTGGATTGGGCGACGCAAAATCCGTCGCCAACGTAGCGACGGTCCCGAGCCCCAGGCTCAGGCCATTACGGACGGGTATGCCAAAGCTCATCGGATATTGATGGGTTTAGCGTAGAGGGTGCCAGCGCTGCCAATTTGGATTGCGCTAACCCGCCACGGAGCACCCGTGCCCTGCGGCACGATGAACGGAATTGGCGTGTTGGCTGGGATGGGCGTCGAGCTGGTAGTCGCAGTCACACCTTCGCCTATTACGACGTAGGCGGCAGTCGTTGACCAGACCACCACGCCTTGCGGTCCTGCTGGCCAAGCGGTCGTCGACCCCGCTGTGCCCGTGTAAGACGCCGTATAGGCGGGATAATTGGCATCAGCAAGAGGATTTAGCAGTTCCATAACGCGCCCTTACGCAAGGAATTTCAGTTTATAGAGCGTCGATAGATACTGCCCGACGATCTCGTCAATGATGTTTTGGAGCGGCGTGTCGTCCTTCTCACACACCTTGTACCGCATCTCTTCGATGTCTGCAAGCGAGTCTTTGAGAAACTCAATGACGTCGGTTGTCTTCTTAGCCGACATCAGCGTGATTGGCCCGATCAGCCCGTGCCGGCCTTGGTAGGCTTCGGCAAACTTGTCGGCAAGTTCTACGATGTTGTTGTAGAAATGGCGCAGCGCTTTGTGTTTGGCGTACGACCTTGTATTCAAATGTACGCTATGCGTCACGTCTCGCGCTAGGAACAAGGTGCCGATAAAGTCTGCGCAGCTCATTGTGTCATACCCATTTGTTGAGCAACCACCATGTCGCCAGCCGTCATGACATCTTTCAGCGTCTGCATGACAACATCTTGAACTTGGTCAGGCGTCATGCCCGCTTGCACGGCTTGAATACGCTTGGTTTCCGCATTGTACTCGTCAATGCGCAATTTCTGCGCTTCCATCGACTTGCCGACGTTTTGAAGCATGTTGTACATCTGCTCCATCTGCGCCTGCATAGCTTGGATCTGCTGATTGGCCGCTTGCAGCGCAGGATCGTCGTCTTCTTGCAGCAGCTTGGGATCGATCATCTTCTTCAAGCGCTGCGCCATCTCTTGTGCGCCTGGCCAATCCATGTTTTTGACAAACAGATCGCCAGCCGCCGCCCACAGGTTTGGATTGCCTTGCAGAATCTGGCTCATTGCGTCCATCGACTCCTGACGCTTGGTCAGGTAGCTCGGGCCGGTGGTGACCTTGACGTCGTACTTGCCAACGCCAGGGTTGTAGATCTTCGCAACCACCACGCCTTGCTCGTTTACCATCTTTCGCACGGGTTCCGGCTGGTTCGGGTCAAGCCGCACCATCTTCGACTCGCCATCCACCCCGATCACACGCGCGATACGCTGCGTGTCATAGATTTTGGGGATCAAATCGACCAGTTGCCGCCCAACGTGACGGATCGCCCGCGCCAGATTGTCGACGTAGTGGTACGTACCGACGTCGCCCTCGCGCTGACGGGCCAAAATAGCCCTTCCAGACCGCTCATTTGACGTCATTCCGAGGCTGGCGTTGTACTGCCCTGTAGCCGCTTTAATGTCCTCAGAAGCCCCCATTTTGGCCTGAATCAAGCCAGTTTGGGCCATCGGAGGCTGCGCCCGCTGCGGCAACGGCAGGATATTGCCTGCTCCGTCGGTCACATCAGGGTTGACCTCAAGATAGGGGTAGTTCTGCGTGTTGGCAGTCTTCCATTTCTCTTCGTAACCCTCAAACTGACCGCCGTAGCCAATAAACGGTGCTTTGGGCGCAAGCGCCAGCATCTCCGCCTCTTGGCTCACCCAGTAGTTGTACATCCGCTGGGCGTCTTTGGCGTTCCTGACCAGCCCAGAAATCTCAAGTTGGCCTTCAATCGACCACTCGTTGCCGATCACGCGGATGACGGGGATGTACGCACCCGCCCACTCGCGTTCTTCGATAATCTCGTAGCCGTTGGTCTTGCACCATTTGATGCGTTTAGCCTGCAATTTGCGCTGACGGGTCGGTTTTAGGCCCATTTGACGCAGCATTTTGTCCTGTGGCGTGCCTTGGTAGGTCGTCGTGCCGTCAGGGTACAAATTGAGCGTTTCTGCTTTATAATCGCAGTAGAAATACTCTGCAATCCGCACTGTCGTCTCAGACAGCCATTGTGACAGCGCCTGGTCGCCCACGCCTTGCACCATGATCGAGCTGACCGGCATGGCGTTAGGGTACAACCGCTCGTAATCAGCTTTCAGAATGTCTTCGGTGATAAAGCACCACTCCGCATCCGCACCGCACGGGTCTTGGATTGTCGGGTCCATGTAGACCGAGAAGCTGTTGCGAATCCGACCGATCTTGATGTCCTGATCAAAACTCGTCTCGTCGCAATACTCGGTCAGAATCCGAATGTAGCCTTCGCCGTACGTCACCTGGTTGTCGCAGGCGGTGTCGTACGCTACATCGGCGTCTGAAATGTATTCGATATGACGGATCATGCCGTCGAAAATCTCTGCGACCTCGACATCCGCGTCGTCGTCGACCGGGATGACGTTGGGCGACGGCCGGTTTTGCCGCTGCTCGTTGGTCACCTGCCGTACATGCTGCGGCAGCTTGTTGATCGTCAGGCACGGGCGCGCGTTGATGGTCTGGCCTTGCACCGACCCTCGTACTGACAGCACATCCGCTGGCCACTGATAGTGGTTGTCGGACGAGCCTGCCATAAACCGCAGGTCGTCCAACTGATCTTCTCGCGTGTCGCTGTACGCGGCCACCGCCATCTTGAAGCGACTGCGCATCTGCGACAGCTTATGCGCAGTGTCCTTGTCCGGCGCGCCGCCTACATCCGAGACTTCTGCCGCGCCAATGATGCCTGTCGGGTCGTAGGCCATTATTTCTTCTTGGCGGCTTGCCGTTTGGTGGAGTACGCAATGGCCACAGCCTGTTTTACGGGCTTACCGGCTTTGACTTCAGCCGCTACGTTCTTGCGAAAGGCGGCTTTGCTGGGCGACTTGACGAGTGGCATGGCTATTTCTTCTTGGCCGTTTTGGCGCTCTCTTTGAACGCCTTGGCAGTGGGTGCGCCCGGAGCGCCAGGTTTGCGCATCTTTTCGCCCGATCCGGCTTTGATGCGATCACGTTTAGCATTAATATTGCTGTAAAGACCTGGTTTCATATCAGCATTTCCATCGTTTGAGCGCCGCTTTGGCGCGTTCGCCATCTTTGGCCTTGGCGGCTACCCCACCCATACGCGCGCAAAATGACGCTTTGCGCCCCTTGTCTGCTTCTGTCTTGGGATTAGGCGCGGGCGCTTTCAGATTGCTTCCTGTGGCTCGGTTGTATTTTTCACGCCCCTTGGCCGTCAGCCCCGCGCCTTGGCTGGTGGGGCGTTTCTCGCCGCGTCCCACTGACAGGCTGACAGACTTCTTGCTCATGCGCCCATCCAGCCGGTTGCGCCTGCGGTGCGGTCGCTGTAGTGGCGACGGGGCATGGCTGCGCGGGGCTCGCGGGAGGCGACTGGAAATGCAAACGTCACCGCGATCGCATCGGCGGCGTCAGGAGAAGCTAGACCCCTGGCTTTCATATCCTTCTTGCTCTCCAAGAAGATCGTACCGCTTGAGTCGGGTTTGGTCTTTGGCCCGGTCAGATCCGCCTTCAGTTGCCTGTCTGGCGCGATCGACGCGGTTCTTAACCAGTCCCGCAGCGCACCCCACAGCTCAGCGCGCTTGTTACCCCACATCACTTGGTTCTTGGCTTTCCAGCCAAAGTTGACCCCACGCACCTTATACCGCTGTTCGACCAGCCGGTCAAGTATGCCGTACCCCAACCCACCCTCGTCAATCACCGTCAGCGTCGGTTTGTACTCCTCGATCGCGTCGATGACGTGCCCCACGGTCGTCATCGTATCATCGCCCCGGTACCGCTTGATTGCGATGATGTCACGCCCTTGGCGCACCGCGATGACCGTTGAGTCACCGCCCGACCTGGCTGGGTCGATGCCGATTACAATTGGCGCTGTCTCGTCTTTGTGCTTGGGCCGGGCAAACGCCTGATCGACCAGCGCGGGTCCAATGAACTGATCGTCGCCTGCGCTCGGGAACTCTCCGTACACCTCGACCTTGGCCTGTATCGAGTCTTCGCCGTACTCCGCGATGATCTGCTCGTAAACCTGCTTGTCGGTGTCCTCAACGTCGCGGGCGTCAATGTTCTCTGTCGTCCAAAAGTCGCGCTTCGAGTTGAAACACTCAAAGAAGTAGCCTTGATTGCGGCGCGGGTTGGAGAAAGCAAACCAGAACCTGTGCGGCGTGTTTTCTGTGAAGAAACCAGCGGCCACTTGCCAGATCGAGTCTGGGATACCTG